AATGCAGATGAAATAAGAGATAGATTAGAAGAACAATTTGGTAACTTACAATCGTTTAAGCTTGATGATGGAACAGGAGTAATGCAAGAAGTAACTCTTAGAGCTGAGTCATCTATTGCTCCAAACATAGCCCCTCTTACTGCGAATCAAATTAGTTTAAACGAAGTAGATAATGTTTTAAAAAGATTGGGTATTCCTATAGCACCAGCGGGTAGAAAAAAACTTGTGTTAGCTCTTGCAGACCAAGGCAAGAAAGCTAGAAGTTATTTAGAGAGAGCTAACGTAGAAGGTTGGGATACTGATGTTATTAGAAAAATATCTCAACATTTAGAAACTGAAACACATAGAGCAGGTAAAGCTTTCTATATGTATAAAATTGATTCTGTTATGTTAGACACTAAAATGTGGAGAGGCGATGATAGAAAATTAAAACAGTTGCATGACAAAATGGAACTTGCTGAAAAACAAGGGAACATAAATAGATTACTTGAAGCACAAAGTTTATACGACAGGTATGCATATAAATATCTTCATATGAGAGATAAAGCACCTAATAATACTGTTCGTATATATAAAGGAAAAGGATTTAATAGAAAGTCTGAGTTAAAACAAACATTAGGTATAGGTGAAGTTTATAGAACAGACGCAGCTGAATTACAACAATTTTACGCAGACGCTGCAAACATAGACGTATCTACAGAAGATGCTCTTTCAGGTGAAGTAGGTACTGTTTTAAAACTAGCAACTGTTACAACGCAGTTAGGTGGGTCATTTGCTACAGGGATAATAAATATGGTATCTATGATAACACATAGTATACCTTACTTAGCAACTTACAATTCAAAAAGTGGTTTTGGCGGTGGCTTTGGTTTAGTAAATGCAGCAAAAGAAATGACAACAGCTGTAGCTAACATGAGTGATTTAACACAACAAGTAAGGTCTTCAGTAAGAACTGAAAAAACTGCATTATCTAATATTGATTATGTGCGAAAAGTTAAAGCTAGCAAAGCACTGCAGAAAAAACATAACATAACTCAGGATGAAGCAGATGCTTTAGAAGTAGTTACAGCACAAGGAGTTTTACAAGCAGCTCAATTTAATGCATTAGTAGGTTCTGCTAGAGGCGGATTACAAGGCAGGCCAAAAATAGCAGCAGGAATTAGAACTTGGATGTCTATATTTTCTTATACAGAACAACTTAATAGAAGAGCTACATTCTTAGCAGCTTATAGATTACAAAAAAGAAAGCTATTAGATGCAGGACAAAGTCTAGAAGATGCTAGACAAAATTCAATACTATTTGCTACTGATGCGGTAAATAAATCGCAAGGTGAATATGGAATGTATAACAGACCATCAATGGCTCGTGGTAATTGGGCTCAATACATCTTTATGTATAAACAATTTGTAATTATTACTATACAACTTATGGCAAACTTAGCTCCTAAAGAACGAATAGCTATGATAGGACTACTAATTTTATTTACTGGAATGAAAGGTATACCATTCTCTGAAGACTTTGGAGATTTAATAGATACATTACTTCAAAAATTTGAGATTAAAATACAACCTATAGAAAAAGAAATAGATGATATAGCAGAAAGTTTAGGCATATCCCCTATAATTGTACAAAGAGGTATTCTAGATTACTATACTTCAGGAACAGTATCTACACGATTAGGCTTTAGTGATTTAATACCACTAACAGGGTCTTTAAAAGCAGGAGCAAATTACCAACGTGAAATAGAAAACTTTTTTGGGCCTGTGTATTCAGCTGTATCAGGTATATATGGACTTATAACAGGAACAATAAGACAAATTCCTGAAGCAGCAGGTCTGCTAACAGACACAAGCTTTGAAAAAGTTGTTAGAAAAGCACCTTTAAGTGGACTCAAAGGTTTAATAGAAGCAGGTATTTTTTATAAGGATGGTAAGATTACTAACTCTGACGGAAAAATTATAAGCTATGATGTAACTACTTCAGACATAATTATGAGAGCATTAAATTTTTACCCAGCTAAAGCTACATATAGTTACGATATTATAAGGATGGTAAAACAAAGAGATGCTTATAGAAAAGAACTTTCTACAAGATATGTAAACCAAATGGTAAGAGCCCAAATAGACAATGATACTGAAGAAATGAATAGAATAATAAGAAATGTACAGGAGTTTAATGACAATGCTGAAGGCACAGGGCTTGAGATTTTAAACTTTGGTACTAAAGTTAGAAGAGCATTCCAAGCATTTACTCGACCTGTTAGCGAAGAATTTTTAAGATATTCAGCAAAACAAGATAAATTAGAAATAATGCGTCTAATGGAAGCTTACGGTTTAGACAGTGATAGCTAATTTTCCCATAGGGTAAGGCTTACCAGCCTATGAGAAACGGCCTTCTCGAGCCTCTCAGACCCCTTCTTTTTTGTCAATCACCTGTAATTTTCCATATGATAGGTCATCTGCCTCCATATCGGCGTTTTCTAGTAGGCTCTGAAATCTAGGATGAGTAAGGTTAAATCCAATAACATAAGTCTGTGCTAACTTCACAGGAGTATCTTTACCAAGTGACGCTTTCTCTGACTTAGGAGTAGCAACCACATTCTCATCAACAAGTTCCTGTTTGAATGTCTTGTAGTCAGCACCACGCACGGACAACCACTTTCTAAAATGAGTTCGGTCAACCATCATAGTCCCTTTATCAAACGGCTCTAATGCAGACTTGCGATATACATCTAATCTTATTCTTATATCTCCTCTTGGTATTCTAGAGAAGTCAGGTAATGATTTCTGACCTATGGTATGCATAACAGTAACAGATGTATCAGCTGAATCAGCCATGTATTCTGCTACTAAATCAAATGCGTCTACTTGATTCTCTTGTACTGACCTACGGATAGCTCCTATCTGTGCAAGTACCCATTCAGTAGACTGCTCGTACTCAAAGTTTATCAATCCCCACTCTTTAGCTAGGCTCATAGATAAGTCAGCAAGTATAATAGATTGCTCCCAGTATCTTTCTTCCCCGCTAAACTTGGCTTTATATTTCTTATGGAAGTTATCTGTAGCCTCTGCTATAGCGGATTGGATTCCTTCTTCTCCCATCTCAAGTAATTTTTTAATAAATACTTTGCCAGCTTCACCATAATTAGAATGGATTGCGTCATAAATCTTTTTACCTACATTAGTATCTCTAGTAAATACAGGCGTTGATGGGACTGTTACCTCTAATAGTCTAGCCATCTGTGCGTCTGTGTCCAGACCAGATGCAATTAGCTTACTTTGTAGCGACTTGTTGGTGGATACTATAACAGGTGTAGCCCATGTCTTAGCGTCACGCTCTTCTGAGTTTCTATTAAGTCTTGCTTTGTCACGTCCCTGTGACACCCAGTAGCAAAAATCTCCGACTTCTTTATCGTTCATCATGGTTACTTCGTCTATGGTTAGCGGCAAGTTAGCGTATGTACCAAGACGTGAGAACAAACTGTTCTGTGTGTACTTAGCTGCAAAGTGTAGCTTATCAGGATTACCATATATAGATTGAGCCCAATATTGAGATAGTGTTTTACCACCACCCGTTGGCCCATACAGTGATACTGTTAGTCCTTTAAGTCCAGTAAAGTTGTACAGAGGTGCTGAAAATCCTACACCTAATACAAACATATGTGACTTAAGATTAGCTTTCTCTAATATAGATGTAAGATTAACCCATTGTTGTAACGAGCCTTTAGTACTAAACATATCTGTACTGCTTTTAGATACTACAGAAGCTAAGTTAATCTTCTCCTCTGTAACTGACCCATCTTCTTTACGTCTTAGTATGGTATTACCTAAGACAAATGATTGGTTACGTTCTTTCCAACCCATAGTAGAATACAAGTTAGTCATTGTACGAATCTGTCTCAATTCATCCATGTAAGTTCTTAACATAAGCTGAAAGTACTCCGTTTGTTTCTTATTGTACAACACAATACCTTGGTCTGCTATAGCACTAGGAAACTCACGGTTTCCATCAGTGAGATGAGCTTGCCTTAGTACAAGTTCTTGCCACCCCATATGAGGTCTGTTCCAATGATACCTTACTGTCTCGTATCCTAATGATTCATCATGCCCATACGCTACAGGATATATGTCAAACTTGCATACGTCTATATCTGTATCATCTATGGTTAACTTAATACCTTCTTTAGTTCTTTTAAATGGTTTAGGCATAGGCACTGAGTTAGCTATCTTATCAGGAGCTTCTTTAACTACAGGGGCTTCTTGGTATTGTACTCCTAGCCTAGCTGGTGAGCCTATTTTACCCTTGTATTTACACCCCTTACACCCACTAGGTCTATCTGTTTCAAACTTAGAACAAGTGGCTGGGCCTGAAGCAGACTCTCTCCACTGAACAAGTTTATTTATGGTAGCTTTCTTGTCGTATCTACTATGCCCTTTAGACCACTGTATTGCTGTGTTTTCGGGGTTAATACAAAAAGCGGCTACTCCTATCATGCTGTACCATAATGGCTCGTCTACTTGGTCTTGATTAGCTATAGCCCACTCTATCTGTTTACATTTAGTAGCA